GTCGCAAACACAGCGTTCACAACACTTAGCCCTTCCATCGGATCAGAACCGATGGTCGAATCAATTTGAAATTCTGAATTCTCTAGAAGCCCTTAATAACTCAGGGGGTAGAGACTCAAAAAAACGAGTTAAACCTCATAGTATAACTATCGATGACTGGAATAACGTGAATTATCCAGTTAACAGTTCGGTTTTGACATTTTTCAGTTCAAAACGTACCATCAATAGTGAGGAGTTTAAAAAAGTGACACTTTGTGTCGAGCGTTTATATGAAATACTACATATTTACGGCTATAATAGACCTAGCACCAAGTTTTTTGGTGTCTATGAAAAGTCATATTGGAAAAGAAGATCAAAATTTTTGCTTGATCTGCTTGAATATACTGAATTTTGTGGTGAGGGATCTTGGGCCACTATACTTAAATTTAAAGTGTGTGCTTATTTTGCCTTTTGGCATCTACAAGATACCCCTAAACCACCAGAACCACGTCATAAAGTTGATACAAATCTTTATAAATCGACTATCTTGATCGGTGGGCATCCAGACCGTTGGATTAATTGTTTATTAAGAGAGGAATTAAAAGAAATTCATTCTCTTTTATGGTCATTGGTGCATTCAGTCCTGTATTTTAAACAGGGATCTCCCAGCGTACCTAAGAGTATGTGTAAGGCAGCAGTTAAGAAAACTGTAACTCAATTAACAACTGAACCTAAACAGATGTCAGATTTTGAGATTTATGGCCGAACCTTTGGTTGGGAAGATTATTCAGGTATGTTTTTACCTTTGGAAGACGAGGTGTGTACGACGATTATTAATCAAGAGATCATTAAAGATCAATTGCGTCGCACCGTTCGTGAGATTTTTGGTAAAAAACAGCTAACTTACAAAGATATAGTTAAACCTATCTTTCCTTCTACTCGTGCTAACGAAAGTCACAGTAGAGGGGCGGGTGGACAGGTAGGAGCTTTACAAAAGTTCCTTAAAGATTTACAATTAGAAAATCCTGTCTCATTTAGAGAAATCCCGGTGACCTTACGTCACAGATTGGTCGACTTCAGAGGACATAAGTCCGTCGAGGAACAAATTCGTCTCGATAAAGATTATGCTGATTATTGTTGGCAAGATGAATCTGAAGAACTACAAGTTAGAGATACTATTGGAGCAATTATTGATACCACTGCTATAGAATTACAGTATGAGAAACTGTATTGGAAGGTTTGGCCTGAAGCCAAGGAGGAAGTACCCTATGTGGAAGCAGTTGCGCTTCCCGAGCCATTTAAGGTTCGTGTTATCTCTAAAGGGCCTTCTTTAAAATATTTTTGTTTAAAACCTATCCAGGAGTGGTTGTGGGGGATTCTTAAAAAGAATCCAGTTTTTGAATTAATTGGTAAGCCCGTTAACGGGGAAATTATTAATAAATTATTCAAATGTATCGGCGCCGATGAATTAATCGTATCGGGCGATTATAAAGCAAGTACTGATAATCTACACTCGTGGGTTTCAGAATGTATTAACGAGGCTTTGGCCCCAATTTTGCGAGACAATTTTCCCAAAAAGGAATTAGAACTCCTTCCGGAGAATTTTTTTGCAGATTTGTCTGAAATGATTCGTACTTGTTTAACTGGACATATTTTTTGGAACAATTCAACTGATACGGAAGCTAAGAAAAATCTTCCTCAGATTAAGTTATCTGATGGCACTACGCCAGATTATTTACCTCAAAAAGAGGGTCAGTTGATGGGTTCGATAATATCCTTCCCTTTTCTATGTATAGCTAATGCGGCTCTTTGTCGCTTCGCGATGGAAACATCCGATCGTCGGAAATATAAATTAAATTCTGAACTACCATTGAGAGTCAATGGCGACGATTGTGTGTTCTCGGGAAGATCTGATGCAATCAGATCTTGTTGGGAAAGAATTACTGCCTTCGGGGGCTTAGAATCCTCAGTTGGTAAGACATACTTTTCTAACCAATTCTGTGTAATTAATTCAGTTCTCTATGATAGAATGACTTCAGGTTGGGTCGAAAGACCTCATTTGAATTTAGGTTTATTATATGGTCAATCTAAATCTGGTCTAAAGGGTTCAAAAACTTTAGCCAATATTGGTTGTGTCCATAGAGAATTACTCAGAACTTGTCCGATTTCCGTGAAGGAGGCTGCTAATAGCTCTTTTCTCCGTATACATAAGAACTTATTATCTACAAGTTATGACCTTCAATCCTTAGACTCGAAATGGTTTTTACCCGAGTGGATTGGGGGACTTGGTTTAAGTCCTGAATTTAATCCCGTATCTTCTCAAGATCGAGCCCTTGCGTTCCTTATGAGAAAGAAGATATCTAACGGTTTTAAAGTGTGTAAGCTTAAATGCCCCGATCAATGGAAGATGCATAAGCTTGTGAATTCTTTTTATTTGTCAGAAGTAGCCTGGTTAGGTGAGGCTGATTATTTAAAAATCGTCCATGAGAACGTTGAATCCGACATTGAATCTGAATATTCTCAGGTGTATAAAATGTTAACACTCGGTCTACTTTTCGATAATAAGATTAGTTTTGATGACCTTATGTCCGTCGTTGATGAGGACACTGAGAAAGAATATGAACGTCATAATGTAACCTTGGCAATAAATAATAGCAGACATTTTCGAACTGCGTGCCAAGAACTGTATTTATTGGATCAGAATAGATTAATTGATCCATTGGACTTAGTCCATGATGTTCATCATCGGTATTTACCTATAATTACGGAAAAATTACCGGCCCTTGTGGCTTTGTAAGGACTTGGTCAGTCCATATGTATTGTATACTGGTAGCCCATTAAGATTATGGGAGCCTAAGGGGAGTTGCAGCCTAAGATAAGCGAACTCTACTATTCTCTTTACATCCCAGAACATTGGGGCATCTTAGATTTACTAAGGAATCTTTGATCGTCCTGCTGACAATCGTAACTAGCTCGTATCCTCCATTGAAGAAGGTCGAGTTTAATAGTACATAGATCTAACCAATCTATAGACATTTCCTGTGAAATGGTGGCTATTAAATTCTACAAAAATCCTCCGATGAAGAAGGTGTAGTCTAGCTTTTGTTGGCAAAAATGGTTCGGTAACGAAGGATTCCCAGTTGGTGGTGAGTCCGGGGCTCAAGCTTCGCTCACCGCATCCGTACCGCCAGGGAAGCCGGAATCGAACGTTAGCGGCGAGGCTTGC